ATCTAGGAGATAATGATGAGATAAAAAATAAAATTTCTGAGTTTGAATCTAGTAACATTGAATTATCAAACAAGATTTCTTTGTTAGAAGAAGAATTAGTTGCTTCAAAAGGAACTAACGAAACTTTGACACAAGAAGTTGAAGCGTTAAACGCTAAAATCAACAAAGCAGATGCTAAAGGTACTGAGATTGTAACTGAAGCAGACCCTGTTGTAGTTGAGAACAAAAAAGAAGATGCTAATGCAGGTTTTTACAATGCAATGGCAGATAAATTAAAAAATAAATTTAATAACTAAAAATAAATAAAAAATGGCAAATGTAGCAATTAATAGTATCGCAGCAACTTATGGTGGTGCGCAACTAAACGAGATATTTTACGAGCCAGTATTTAGAAGTGATGATATTATGCGTAACTATAGAGTTATTCCTAATGTAAAACATAAAATGAATGTTTATACTTCTGCTGCTCTTAAAAATATAGTACAACCTTACACAACTTGTGCTAGTGGTAATGAAAGTGGAGGGTTCAATATAGATGACAAAGTAATAACTGCAGGTAGATGTAGAGTTGCTTTATCTCAATGTACTGATGAGTTTGAATCAACTTACATTGAAGAAATGTATAGAAATGGTGTAGATGTAATGAATATTGAGGGAACTCAATTAGCAGATGCAATCGTAAACAGAGCAGTAACAGGTGTCGCTTCTGATGTAGTAAGATTAGCATGGGGTGGTGATGGCGCAACTGCAAATTATGATGCTTTTGATGGTTGGATGAAATTAATGGGTGCTGATGCAACAGTATTGGCTGCTCAAATTCAGCAAACAGGTGCAGCAACAACTGCAACAGTTACTGCAGCACACGCAATAGGACTTTTAAGAAAATGTTACGATGGCGCACCAGCAGCACTTCAACAAGTACCAGCAGGTGACAAGAAAATGTTTGTAACTCCTAAAGTATTTAACGCTTACTTAGCAAACCTTGAAGGTTCTTCTGCTGACTTAGCAATCGTTAATACTAAAGAAGGAATGAGAACAGTTTCATTCAGAGGTGTAGAATTAGTACCTGTTTACGAATGGGATACTATCTTAGCAGCACTTAACCCAGCAATTTTTGTTGACCAAAGTGCAGCAGCAACAGGTAACACTGAAAATGGTGTATGTTACTGTGCAGTTGAGAACTTAATCATTGGTTCTGATGTAACTGACCCTGAAGGTTCTTTCAAAGTTTTCTATGATGACTTAGAAGAGAAAATGTTCTTCAGAGGTTACTTCAAACTAGGAGTACAGTTCTTGTACCCTTCTCTTGTTCAATGGGGAGTTGTAACAACATAACAATAATGTAATAATAGAGAGTGTGTAAAAGCACTCTCTTAATTACTTTTTAAATAATTAATAAAATAATAAAAAAATGGCAATAGATACAGGTTTAGCAATAGGTTGTGGGGATTTACAAGCAACTGGTGGTATAGAGCAAATCTTACTTAGAAGTTGGGCGACTGCTGATGCAATTACTTATGGTTCTGACCATAGCATTGATAATATTCAATCAGGTGGCGATGCTGCTTGGTTTGTATATGAGTTTAAAAATGAAACTCCAGCATTAACTATAAATGCAACTAAAGAAAATGGTTCAACTGCTTTTGAGTGTGGATTATCTTTTATGTTACCAAAAATAGATGTAGCAAAATTTACTGAATTACAAAAAATGCTTAATGAGTGTATGATGGGAATCGCTAAAGATACTAATGGTAAGTATTGGGTATTAGGTGTTTCTGAAAAATATGCTAATGAAGATAAGCCAAGTAGAAGTCAAACTTTCTTAAACTTAAGTGGATTTGAAGGTGGTACTGGTGCTGCTTATTCTGATGAGAGTGGTCTAACTGTTACTTTGATGGCAAGACAATTTGAATTACCAAGAGAGTATGCAGGAACTGTTACAGTTGATACTGTATTGTTAACAGCAACAACAGGGGCTTAATAATTAAAGATAGATAGGTTGGACTTAGTTCGTAAAAAGTTTATAACATTTCCCTATTAATATCTTTTTTATAATATGTGTGATTGTGGTGGAAATATTGTAGATTTATCACACTTAAAAATATATACAATTATGGCAACATATAAAGCAAAAAAATCATCTGGAACTTCTTATAAAGGTGATTTTAAAATCAAGTGGGCAACCGCTACTCAAGAAGAGTTAGCGTATGCGTATGAAGAATTAGGTATGACTTCATTAGTAGAAAAATTATCAACTACAAAAACTAAAGATGAGCCAAAGAAAACAAAAAAGTCAGGTAAAAAATCTACAGAATCAGAAGAGTAATACTTTTGAATTTGGAGTTTTTAACTTAGCAATTCCTGAACATATTGAAGAACCACAAGACTTATCAAAGGTAAGGACTAAGTTTATTCCTTTTGGTAATAACAACCTCTTTCCTCAATATTTAGCAGAACTAAAAAGAAAATCTAGTACACATAGAAGTGTATTGGCACAGAAGGCAGTATTCACAAGTGGTGCAAAGTTTGTAACCAACAATGAAACTGTTAAAGAATATATTAAAGATGTAAATGCAGATGGTGAATCATTAAGAGAAGTTTTTAAGAAACTTGCTGATGATTACTACACTTTTGGAAATGCTTACATTGAAGGCGTTTTATACGATGGTGGACTAAATCTATATCACATAGATGCAACTACTGTTAGAATGTCTAAAAACAAGAAACAAGTATATGTACACCCAGACTGGGCTAAGTACAATACTATGAAGGACAAATTAAACATTATACCTCTATATCCTGAGATGAGTGGGAGTAGATTTGTAATGCAATTTAAAGATTACGAACCTACATTCCAATTCTATGGTTTACCAGACTATGTTGCTGCTTTAGAGCATATAGCAGTAGATTATGAGATTGGTAAATGGAATCACACTAAATTCAAAAATGGCTTTCAACCTTCTGCTATTATTGAGATTAATGGTGATATGGGTGAAGAAGAAGCAAAGAAGTTAGTAAGAGAAGCACAGAAGAAGTTTGTTGGAGATGGTAACAATGGTAAGATAATGTTTATCGTTAAGAATGGTGATGCTGCTAATGCTAATGTTCAGATAATAAAAGATGACCAAGAAGGTAGTTGGATAGACTTACAACGAATTACTGACCAGAATATTGTAACTGCACATAGATGGCAACCATCATTAAGTGGATTAGTTAGTTCAGGTAAGATGAATAACACAGGTAGTGAGATAAGAATTGCATATGATCTTGCAATGACTACAGTAATTAAAGATACTTCAGATTTGCTTTTAAATGGTTTAAGAACTATTCTTTATAAAGAAATGGGCTTTTTACCAGAGGAGTTAATTATACATTATGAGCCACCAATTAGTTTTGCAACTCAGATTGACCCTAAGCAAATTCTTACTATAAATGAGCAAAGAAAAATGTTAGATGAGGATTTACCTATGTTAGAAGAAGGTAATATGTTCTTGACAGATAGAGAGCAAATCATTGTAACAAGAGATGATGATGCAGATGGGAAGGGAGATGATGATGCAGGTGATTTACAAGTAACTGAAACAAACGAATAACTATGGCAAACGTAAACCAATATATACCTTTAGTAACAGCAGGAGAAGTTATAAGCAATAGTTTTACTAATGCTAATACAGATACTGCATTAATTTCTGATAACACTATTTTACTTTCTGAGTTGGCTCATTTAAAACCAGCATTAGGTCAGAAGTTTTATGAAGAAATTAAAACACAACATAATGATGGTACTTTAACTGTAGCGAATCAAACTTTGATGGATGATTTCTTGACAAGATGTTTATGTTGGTTTGTTAGATTTGAGGTTATCAATGAAGTACAGAGTAATAGTAGTAGTGCTGGTATTGTTCACAATATAGATGAGTTTGCTACGATTATAGATCCTGCTGAGTTAAATGTTTACAAGCAAGATACATATAGAAAGGCAGAGATATACTTAAAGGATATGATAGATTATATGACAGATAGCGACCAGAGTGGTTTATATCCTACATTTGATACTAATAAGCCTTGTAATGATAATGTGTATAAGAATCATGGTATAATAATGTATGATAGCATATATACTAGGCGTAGAGGTTATGATAGTTGGAAGAATTTTTGTCCATGTGATGATTGTTAAAATAAATATATAAATGGCTGCAAACGAACATAAGAATTTAAACGATATTAATAGGCATAATCCAAAAGGGTTTGAAACTGCTACTAATAATACTGTACTGAGCAAGACTGCAGGTACATCTGCTACTGGTACTGATGGTAACTTACAATGGCAAGACAAGTCATTTATGGGTGCTACTAACTATAAGATGCAAGGTTATATTACAACTGCATTAACTAACTACTCTTATGGTCAAGATATATTAGATAACAAATCACCATACTTAATTAATATAGATTCAGGTGGTACAACTTTAGGAAGTATTACTATAGCACCTAACGCTTTTTTTGAGATGGGTCAAGCACAAATAGTTCCTGAGAATTGTAGTGCAGTATCTTTTAAAGGATGGGCGACAAGTACAGGTTCTAATGCTTTTACTATTGCAATATGTAAACTAACTCCAGTTGCAGATAATACATCTAATAGAACTGCTGAGAGAGTAAAAGAGATAGAGTTAACAGGACTTGCAAGTAACAATAAATTAATTGCTATAGATGAAACTACTTTTGCAGTAGCATCTGATGCAGATATATCAGCAGGAGATATTATATTCCCAATGATAAAAGAAACATCAGGAGGTTCAGAGATATATATGAATTTAACTATTAAGACTACAACTTACTAATGACTACTAAAGAGGAAATAGTTTCAATGAAAAAAGATATAAACTCTATAAACGAAAAGATGAACAGTATAGATGAAAAACTAGATATGCTAACAGAAAGATTGTTAAATCCAGATAATGGGGTTACTGCTAGGGTAAATAGAAATACATCTATGAGAAAGATATTAGTAAAAGCAATGTGGGTTATATATACTATAACTTTAGGTGCTATACTAAAAATATTTACAGATTAATAATAATATAAAAAACAAATAAAAATGAGTACATTCGATACAGACAATACATTACTAATGGAGATGCTTGGTAAGAATTATGGTACAGAAGTTTTTACTACTGCTGCGCAAACAGGTAAAGACTGGTATTGCATATTTTTTCCAGTTGAATCAGTGATTTCTACAATAGCAGGTGACCCTACTAATATTACTGCTTTAAATGGTCAGACTATGAATGCTGGAACAACATTATTTTTCCGTACAACTGCTATCACTTTAACGAGTGGTATTGGCATAGGGTACAGAGAGAGTGATGGTGATACAAGTTCATAATGAAATTATCTCTAGGCATATCATTACCAACAAGTAATAAAGGAGGATTAACCCCTGTACAAAAGCAAACTAATGACTTTAAAGCAAGAGTTATTGCTGATGGTGGGGTATTTGAGGCTAAGGCTTGTTTAGAAGCACAATTAACAACTTTAAATAATATAGAATGAGTTTATTAGATGATGTTAGTATAGTAGTAACTCCTAACGGATATAAGGCAGGAGAATTGTATGCAGTTGTACCTGTACCTAGTGAGGGTGCTGAAGAAATAACAAATGGAGATTTTGATGGCAATACAACAGGTTGGACTGAAGTTAATATTAATACAACTTTTTCCCCTTTATTATTTACTAATACTGCAAATAATGGCAGTATAAGACAAAATTTTACTACAATAGTAGGAAGAAGATATAAATTATCAGGAGATATTGTTTCAGGTGCTTGGACATTATATGCTTCAACAAGTACAAGTACAGGTGGTTCTTTAGGGAGTATAACATCATCAGGTTCATTAATATTTACAGCAACTACTACTACAACTTATATTTTATGTTATTTAATAGGTGCTTCAGGAACTGAAGGAGTTACAAATAATATATCAGTAAAAGAATACACATCAGCAGATATGGATGTTACTAGAGCAACTGCTGCTACAAGAGTAGATGAGAATGGTTTAGTAAATTATGCTGAGGTTTTAGGTGGGGAAGAAGTTACTAATGGAGATTTTGCTAATGGGGAAACAGGTTGGTCTTTTAGTTCAGGTTGGAGTGTGGTAAATGAAGAAGCAACAACTACAGGAGTAGCACTAACACCAATTAGTCAAAGTGTTTTAGTTAATGGTACAAATAGATTAACATTTGACGTGATTTCAGGGGGTGCTTTTGTTTATACTAATTACCCATCTTTTTCAAAGAAAGGTGATTTTCTTACATTAGGCACACATACTATAGATTTAGAATCAGATGGGGTTGGTACTAATCAACTTTTATATATTTACAATAATGGTGCAGGTAATAGTTTAACATTAGACAATGTATCAGTAAAAGAAGTTACAAGAGATAACGTACCTCGTATAGACTACACAGGAGGAGGTTGTCCACATATATTAGCAGAGCCTCAGAGAACGAATATAATAACCTACTCAAATTCAAATAATTTAAATTTTGCATTAGATAATGTTTCAATGGCTTACAATTCTGTTGTTTCGCCCGATGGCACAACTAACGGAATTTTATTTAAGCAAACGGGAACAAATAATTCAAATAGTGCGTATAACTACGGATTAACCACCGCAGATGGAACATACACCTATTCCATATTTTTAAAATCAAGTGATTCTGAATCAATAAGAATTTACTCAAGCAATGGGGCGGTTACTTTAGTTCAAAATTTTAACCCCCAAACTATGACAGAGGGCATTTTGGCGGGTAATTTAAACTTAAATTTTCAAGATTATGGGGGTGGGTGGTTTAGGATGAGTTTTACAAGGACATTGTCAAGTGCGGCAAATCACAGATTAAGCATTTACCCCGACCGAAATAACACGCAAAAGGGTTTGTACATATACGGAATACAAGTAGAAGTTGGCTCATATCCAACGAGTTATATTCCAACATCAGGAAGTACAGTAACAAGAAACCAAGACATCTTCACAAGAGATGGTATAGGTAGTTTGATTAATAGTACAGAGGGGGTTTTGTTTGTTGAGGCAAAAACAACTTATGATAGTTCTACATCAAGAAGAATAACTCTATCTGATGGCAGTACAAGTAATAGAGTTTCTTTAGAATTTGATGAAACTACAGAAAATGTAATAAAAGCATTTATAACTCTTAATGGAGCGAGTGAAACTTTAGTATATACTGCACCTAATTTATCTATATTCAATAAAATTGCTATAAAATGGAAAGCAAATGATTTTGCAATATGGTTTAATGGAAGTGCAGTTGTTACAGAAACTGCAGAACCTCGTGTACCTACAGGATTAACAGAACTCGTATTTGACGGAGGTAATGGTGCTAATTTTTTCTTTGGCAAAGTAAAACAACTACAAGTATATAACACAGCACTAACAGATGAGCAACTATTACAACTAACAGGTACATCAGGAACTGATTTTTATGAATCTTATGCAGAGATGGCTAGTGCATTAACATACACAATACAATAATGGCGAATCCAAGTTTACAGATAGGAAATGATAATTGGGCAATAAAAGAAGATAATCTATTAGGTTATAGTACAGCAGGTACAAGATTCGTACCTCAACCAATAACAATGACTAGAGCAACATTAGGTACTAGAGTTAATCCTAGTGGCTTAGTAGAAGATGTAGCGTTGTTAGGTAGTGAGGAAGTAACTGATGGTAATTTTCCTACTCCTAATACTGCTTGGGATTTAAGCCCAACTTTTACAATAGCAGATAATAAATTACATTGTGTTTCTGATGGTTCTTATCAATATGCTAATCAAAGTGCTATGGTTGTTGGTAAGACATATAGAATAACTTTTGATATTACAGGGTGGGTTTCAGGAAATGTAAGAGTTAGACCATCAGGTCAATCTCCATTTCAGTTAGCAGGTTCTAACGGTAGTTACATTTTTTATTATACTGCTGTATCTAATTCTGTACTTACAATAGAGAGAAATGGTACTCCTACAAATTTGTATATAGAAAACATATCAGTAAAAGAAGCAACAATAGATAACTTACCAAGAGTAGATTATACAGATGGTACTTCTAGTTTATTAGTAGAGCCACAGAGAACTAATCTTATTACTTATAGTGAGGATTTTAGTGAAAGTGGTTATGGTTGGAATTATACTTCTGATGCTTTAGAGTTAATTGAATTAAATAGTATTGTTTCTCCTGATGGCACACAAAATGCAGATAAAATAGCAAAGACAGCAACAAGAGTTTACGCAAACGCACATTCATCACAGAATATAGTTTCAAATCAATTATATTCTTGGTCTATGTTTATTAAAGAAGGAACTCATTCTATTGGTTATTTATCCTTAACACAAGGAGATACAGAATATAAATCTTATTTTGATTTAAACAATGAAACAAGTGGTATGTTATCAGGTAGTGCAACTACTAAATTAGAAGACTTTGGAAATGGTTGGTATAAATGCACATTAAGCAATATTTCATCAACAACAGACCTTTCAGTTAGGTTTGATTTTGGAATGTCATATAGTACTACAAATGCAAATTGGCCTTCAGCGAGTGATGGAAATGGTTTGTATATGTACTATTGGGGTGCACAATTAGAAGCATCTTATCCAACTTCTTATATAAAAACATCAGGTTCAACAGTAACTAGAAATCAAGAAACATATACAAAGACAGGAATTAGTGATTTGATAAATAGTGAGGAAGGGGTTTTGTTTGCTGAGATTGCTGCTTTATCTGATGATGGAACTTCAAGGCAATTATCTTTAAGTGACGGTTCAAGTTCTAATAATAAAATAGCAATAATATATACTTCAACAACAAATCAAATACAAGCGTTTATAAGAGGAAGTGGTTCTATTTCTTTTAATGTAACATTTTCCTTAACAGATGCTACTACGTTTTCTAAAATAGCAGTAAAATGGAAGTTAAATGATTTTGCTTTGTGGGTTGACGGAATTGAAGTTGCAACTGACACATCAGGTGCTACTCCTAGTGGATTAAATAAATTATCTTTTGATGATGCAAATGGTAACAGTTTATTTTTCTCTAAGGTAAAACAACTACAAGTATTCAAAACAGCATTATCAGACTCAGAATTAGCAACATTAACAACATAATAAAATGAACATATATAAATTACAATACACAGACAAAGCACAAGGAGATGCAGATTTACTTGCTAAAGGTACTTATGAAGTAGTAACTGAAGAAGGAGTAAGTCAAGACCTTTACATTAATGGTACTCAAGCAATAGTTTACATAGGTAAAATAGTAGAGATACCTGCTACTTATGATGATGAAGGACACGAATTAACACCACCTGTTTACTATGATGGAGTGTTCTATGACTTAATGACTAAGGTAGAATATGACTTTGGAATTAACGAGATATTTCCAACAGATTGCGTACATTCGTTTTTAGGTTATGCAAAAAATGCAGATGGTACTGATGTAGAACCTGATGAATCTGTTTCAGTAGAATAAAATGGCAGAAACTTATAATGACTACCCTCAATCAGCAACTAACAATGCTAAGAGGGCGATTAAGTATAAAGAAGAGAATGGTAGTTCTTGTGGTACTCCAGTAGGATGGACTAGAGCAAGGCAACTAGCCAACAGAGAGAAGTTAAGTAGAGATACTATTGCTCGTATGGCTTCTTTTAAAAGACATCAACAGCATAAAGATGTACCTTATGATGAAGGTTGTGGAGGTATAATGTGGGATGCTTGGGGTGGTACAAGTGGCATAGAGTGGGCTATCAAGAAATTAGATAAGATAGACAAAGAGAAAAATATAAAAGAAGATTTTGAAAGTTTGTTTGAAGAAATTCTTAATAAGATTAAAAAAGAAAAACAATAGTATGATTAAGCATTTTAGTAAAAATGAGTTTACTTGCAAGTGTGGATGTGATGAAACATTTATAAGTGATGAGTTGTTAGAGATGCTTGATAAGGCTAGAGAATTTGCAGGTATACCATTTGCTATCAATAGTGGGTATAGATGTGAGAACCATACAGAGAGCAAAAAGAACCCAACCTCTGCACATATAAAAGGATTGGCAGCAGATATAAGATGTTCAGATGGTGTTACTAGAGCAAGAATGATGGATGCTTTAGTGTATGTAGGTTTTGAAAGGTTTGGATTGCATAAGTCTTTTATCCATGTGGATATAGACAATAAAGAAAAACCAAGTCCAGCGATTTGGTTGTATTAAAAAGAGTATTAATTAATTAAATATATATATTATGGATTTTATTTCACAAAATTGGTTAGAGTTATTAGTAGGACTAATGGCTTTTTTAAAAGTAGTAACTAACTTAACTCCAACAGAAAAAGACAACAAAATATTTGGATGGTTAGATTCAGTTATAGATGCTGTTATTCCTAACTACAAAAAGAAAAAATAATGATACAGAAATTTATAGGGTCTATGCTAATGAAAGGTGGCGTAAAACCAATAACAGAATTACTTAAAGCAGTTAAAGAACTTTTTGCAGATTCTAAAGGTAAGTGGAGTAGCAAAAGAACAATAAGTGGTGTAATTGTTTTGGCTGCAAGTTTATACATAGAGAAGAATGGTATTGACACTAATGCTTTAATCTTGACTGGACTAGGCGTACTACCTCTATGTTTCTCTGTATTTGAAAAAAAGCAATGCGATTGTAATTGTGGTTTAAAAAAATAATTATATTTGCATTAACGAGCAGGGTTGTGCCTGTTTTAGTTTTCATTGTTTATAGTTTTCAAGAGTGGGGTGTTAACAAACATCTCACTTTTGATTTTTAAAAGCATTATTTTCGTTATAATTGCATAACAACCAACACATAACAACATGAAGAAATATGGGAAGCGACTTAGACTATCTCAAGAAGAAGTTGAAATGGTTTACGAAAACAGAGCAGAAAGTACAACAAATCTTAATGGCAATACTGCGTTAGATATTCATCTCTCAGAGAGGGGAATACTTAAGAAAGATGTAGTATCTGTTAAGCATTGGCAGTCAGCAAGTGGTGAGTATAGATTTAGTGTAGTAACTAAAGAAGATGCAACTGCTGATACAAATGATATGCTAGAAAAGATTAGTGGGTTTATAGAAAATCATTCTCCTCACTATCCTTCAGTAAAAAGAAAAAACAAAAATCAAAATCATCTATTAGTTGTCAATCCTGCCGATATACATATTGGTAAATATGCTAATGGTGCTGAAACTGGTGATGAATATGATGTTGAAACTGCTTGTATGAGAGTTTTAGAGGGCTTAGAAGGACTTATAGTTAAGTCAGAAGGCTTTGCTATAGAAAAGATATTATTCTGTATAGGAAACGATGTTTTACATATCGATAATGTTTACAATCAAACTACTGCAGGTACAATTCAAGACACAGATGGCAAGTGGTGGGAACATTTTGAGGTTGCATTAGCATTATATGTTAAGTGTGTAGAAATATTAAGAGAGATTGCACCAGTAGACATTATACATTGTATGAGTAATCACGATTATCAAAGTGGATTTCATTTAGCACACGCATTAAAGTCTTGGTTTAGAAATGATGCTGAGATTACTTTTGATATTAGTGTAGCACACAGAAAGTATTATAAGTATGGTAGTAATCTAATAGGGTTAGAGCATGGTGATGGTGCTAAGATGGATAATTTACCTTTAATGATGGCACAAGAGAAACCTTTACTCTGGTCTGAAACTAAGTTTAGGTACTGGTATTTACATCATTTACATCATAAAGTAAAACACAAGTGGAGAGATGCTAAAGACTTTATAGGAGTTACTGTAGAGTATATGCGTTCACCTTCAGGTACAGATAGTTGGCACTCAAGAAAAGGATATGTTGGAGTTCCTAAAGCAGTAGAAGGTTTTATACACGAAAAAGAGAGTGGTCAAGTAGCAAGATTAGTACATTATTTCTAATGGTAATCATCTGGCCTTCATAATTTAATTACAATTTACATCTAGTAGATAAACATTTTTATAAAAATTGTTAAAAAAGGTATTGTTATTGATTCCAATTTTATATATTTGCCTTGAATTTAATAACTAAACTATAACACAATGGGAAGAATGAAAGAAGAGTATATGCGAGATATGTATAACCAACAAGAAGAACTTAATAATCAATTAAATAATAATCAAATGACAAAAAAAACAATGCAAGAAAAATTAAAAAAACAACCAGAACCAGTTGTTGAAACTAGAAAAGAGGCACTAAGAAGGCTTTACAAACAGAATGGTTTAACAGAAGAAGATATATACAAAGACAAGAGAGGTTTTGTAATTATTACAAGAACTGGTATTGATAAGATTGTATCAAGAAATAACATTACAGTTGCTTATGAAGTAATTAATATGGATGTAGAAAAGTGTATCTGTGTATTAAGAGCAGCAGCAACAATGAAAGTAGGTAGTGAAGTTAAAAATGCTATGAGTTTTGGAGAAGCATCTGACAACAACCTAATGGGTGGTGGTAAGAAGTTTCCAGTTGCTATGGCAGAGAAGAGAGCAATGTCAAGAGTTGTACTAAAGATTGCAGGATTCTATGAGCAGGGTGTGTTTGGACAAGATGAGATTGTCGATTAATGAATGAAGAATGGTTAGATAATATCCTTGATGGTGAGCCTAGTGGTATAACTGATACCCAATGGCTTATCATTGAGAATAACATTTGCAATACTAGCCTACCTTCAAGAACCATAGAAGACATTCTAGAAAGAATAAATCATTTAACACAACTAGAAGCAGAAGAAATAATAACAACTATAAACGAAAATACACATGAAAGAGACACAAGAAAACAATGGGAAAGGATGTTCAAAGAAGGGATGTTTGAGCATAGAGATTTATAAGCACTTTACAGAACCACATACTTATGTAGTATGGCACAAGAAAGAGGTTATAGGTTTTATTAATGAAGACCAAGCATTACAAGTATTAAACAAAGATGAGTTGGTAGATTTTTACTTTAACAATAAATCTAAATTTAAAATACCATCTTGGAAGATTGATAAATACATTTACAAAAATGACTAATCAGTATTCATTAGATAAGATTAGAAAGTCTAGGAATGAATTTGAGGCATTGCTTAGAATATATGGTGTGTCAAACACTTTGCTAAGTAAAGTTATGGTAGTTAATTATGCTACAAGCAGAAAGTTTCTAGCAGACCCTACCAGAGTTAGATTCATTCACGCTAAGAGATTAGCAGACTATTTAGGATTACAGATGCAAGACATAGTTGATACAATAGTGTACGACTTAAAATAAAACAAAACAAATGAAACGAAGAAGATTAAAGTTTAGTGATTATTATAACCAAATAATACTAAATGAAGTAGCAGAAATATATGATGTAGAAAAACATAGGATATTTTTAGGAAGCAGAAAAAAAGAATTTATAAACGCTAAAAGATTATATATATTTATACTTAGAGAAGTTTTTTCATTAAAATTTATGGACATAGCGAGAATAACTAATTTGCATCATGCATCTATAATTCATCATGTAAAAGAATTTAGTTTTTTTTATAACAACACAGGATACAAACAAGATAAACGTAATTTTGAAAGGGTAGAAAATAGAGTAATAGAAGTAGAAATAGATGAAGAAATATTTGAATTAGAAACAAGATTAAAAGTAATACAAATACAATTAACCAAATTATATAAAATAAACAAACAAAAAAATGAAAGACAAAAAAGAGAAAGTCTACTTACCAAGTAGCATTAAGAACGTTGAAACCAAGTATGGAACTATGATGGTTGCTAACTTTAAAGTTGAAGAATTACTAGCGAACTCAAATAATGGATGGGTGTCTATGGTAATATCAGAAAGAAGAGAACCATCTGAAAAAGGTGCTACTCATTATGCTTATGTAAATGACTATGAGCCACCACAAAATAATGATGAGCCAAAGAAATCATTTAACAAGAAGGAAGAAAAAGATGACCTACCATTCTAATGATTAAATGGAAAAATACAACTTATCCTAGCACTTTCATCGGACTATCTGATGAACTTGCTAAGGTAAGAAGTATGTTATCTGCTGATGTATATAATCTTGACACAGAAAAATACAGAGGTAATCAGGAACACCAAATCCAAAGTCTAGGAATATTTGCAGAACTTGTTGCTAGACATCTGATGGAGAACAACAAAGGTGTAAGATATAAGGCTGCACCAATAATAGAAAGCAGACCAGTTGTTGAGGCTGACATTGTCATTGAAGGCATAGAAGAATATAACTATGTAGATGTTAAAGGTATTAAGTCTGCTGGAAATGCCCTCAGAGTCAATTTTAAAGCCCATAACAACCCTAAAAAGAAAATTACACACTATCTATTCATACAGCCCTTAAATGGCTTATACGCAAGATTTTGTTGGTTTACTCATGAACAGGTTAGCAAGTGGACTGTGGTTATGTCAACCTATACTGAGTGTTATGAACTTGAAATACAAAAACACAACTAAACAATGAAAGAACAACCAAACTACTATGCTATAATATCTGCTGAGGTTAGGTATGATGAAAACCTAACTGCTAATGCTAAATTATTATATGCTGAAATCACTGCACTACTCAATATGAATGGTGAGTGTTTTGCAACTAACAAATACTTTTCTAACCTTTATAAAAAGAGTATTGTAACAATTTCTAAATGGATTAGCGAATTAGTGTCAAATGGTTATGTATCAACCTATTACACATACAAGGGGGGTACTAAAGAAATTGATAGGAGGTATATAAGAATACTTAAAGGGGGTATTAAAGAAAACGAGAAGGGGGGTATTAAAGAAAACTTTAAGGATAATAATACAAGTATTAATACTAATACTACGTATAGTAATAATAAGGGGCGTTTTAAAAAACCAACCATTGAAGAGATTAGTAATTATTGTATTGAAAGAAAGAATAATATAGATGCAGAAACTTTTTATGATTTCTATGAAAGTAAAGATTGGAAGATAGGTAAGAACAAGATGAAGGCATGGAAGGCTTGTGTAAGGACTTGGGAGAAAAGAAACACTAATAAACCTCAAGGTATAAGTAAAATACACCTTCACCTGCAAAAGAATATGAATGTAAAAGAAAAACTAAAACAACAATTTAAACAATGAAACAGATAAAAACAATGACAAAAGAGGAACTGCTTATGGGTGCAGTAGATTTAATTAGTAAAACCTATATTGAATTAGGGCAAAACAATGTTGATGAAGATACAATAAGTGTTATGTCGCAAAGTTTAGCAGATGATTTGGCTAAGACTTATCAGAATTTTTACTTTGAAGATGCACAAAATGCCTTTAACTTAGGAGTAAGAAGTCCTATCAATGGTGATTTCATACATTTTAATGTGCCAACATACATGAAGTGGTTAAGAAAGCATAAAGCGTTAGTATGGGATGCAAGAGCCAAAGTAGATAAAGGTGAGAACCCTTTAGAAGTACCTAACTATAGACCTGAACCAAAACTATTAAAATGAAAATAACAAACTACGAATTAGAAGATGTAAAATCTTGGGATTACCCAGACTTTTGTGATGCTTTTATCAGTTATGCAGAAGATGAGAATGGTAAAGAGATGACTGAACAGCAGATAGAAGAATGGACAGAAAACAATGAAGAAGAGTTTTATGAAATGATTCAAGAGTCTTTAAGATGATAGATATAATAAAATATATTAATTATAATATAAAATTGAAATATATTTTTATATTTGTCAAATGAATACGAACGAGTTATCTATATTTACTATATTTTTTACAGTCATTTTTATTATTGGCTTGTATAAAACATTTAAAAAAATAGCATCAACAGATGGTAATAAGATAATTGATAACTTAGAAAGATTTAATGAAATAGAAAAACACAATGATGGAAACAATAACTAAAAAACCAAGAGAGTACAAAAGTATTAAGTGGATATTAAAAAACCACATAAAAAATAATGTTAGAAGTTTGTGGACTTATGAAGATGATAACTTTACCTGCATATACGATAACTATGATGGAGATATTAGAGTATACACAGTAAATCAAATGTTAAAATTTGTAGATAAATTAATCCTTAAAGAAAAAGAAGATGATAAAACACAGTAAATATTATTATGAAACTGATAGGAATGGATATACAACTAATAGCAGTATAAATCCAAAGATGTTATTAAGTAAAGAAGAACTAATGAAAGAAGAAGAAGAATCACCAAAGTTAAATTTTGACTGGCACTTAGACAAAGTATCAAAACAGATTACTGATTTGTTAAAGTCTAAGAATAAAGCGTATGGCAATACTGCATTAAATCCATCTAATGTATTCAGTAAGTTAGATTCTACTGAAGCAATATGTGCTAGACTAGATGATAAACTAGCAAGAATAAAAAACAAAGGTATCAATGATAAGACAGAAGATACAGTTGATGATATTATTGGCTATTTATTATTGTTAAAGATGTCAATGGAAAAATGAAAAAACCAATCTTTAGAGTGTTTGTTTCTTATGAGATCAGGAATAAATTAAAGGTTACCAGAAGAGTTAACACTGGAATACTAGACACCTTTGTTCTAACATCTAACATAAACGAAATAAAAAACGATAAAGAATTGATAGACAGAATATGTTACTTAAATAAAAAGAATCTAAATAAAGTAGAGATAACCATAACTAATGTAGATGTAGAAAATCAGTATGGTGAAACTACAGACAGGTTTGAAGAAGAATAAATTATGCCAAAGATTAGAAAGATAAGAGTAGAAGATAGAAAAGATAGTAGAGGTGGAGGTTACTCCAGAAGAAAGTTTACTGTTGCTGAAGCAGATGCTATCAGAGAAGAGTACAATACCTCAACACAAAAGATTACTATATCATCTCTCGCTAGAAAGTATAGTGTATCACAACCATTAATGTACCAACTAATAAAAGGAACTACCTATACAGAGGAGAGTAGGGGTAGTAGAGGGGGTACTAGGGGGTATAGGGGGGCTAGTAGGGGATAGGCATGGCTCTAAAGAAAGAAGCAAACGTACAATATAAGTTCTGTATATATATGCAGTTACAATATCCTCAGTTAAGATACTGTGCTAGTCTAGGTGGTATAAGAACATCAATGAAACAAGCAGTCCTAGCAAAGAAAACTGGCTATGTCAAAGGCTTTCCTGATATGCAGATATGCAAAGTCAATAGTAAGTATGCAGGACTATTCCTAGAAATCAAAGCAGACAAGACTTGTTACCCATCTAAAGAACAAAAGCAATGGGTTGCTGACCTCAACGAAGAAGGCTACTACGCTAAGGTAGTCAAAGGTCTTGAAGAGTGCATGGATGTACTCGATTGGTATATGAAAATACCTTAAACACTTTCACAATTTTTTAAAAAAACTTTTTACAAAAAAATCCTACTGAAACTGCTGGTGAAACTGCCCTGAAACTGCTGTGAAACTGCTAGGGATCTTCTATGTGCGTGTGTGTGCCTATATGTGCGTTCTATATACTGCACCAGGTTGAAAACCAGTTATTTAGAATTAATATAAATTAATATATTTTTAACATTTTATGTTATATTGTTAAAAAAGTTTATATATTTGCATAGAATTATTAATCAAAATAAAAAAAATTATGCAAAAATTTAATACAGATCTTTTTAAAAGTTACAAAACTAAAACAAAAAACAAATTAAGAATAATATTTGAGGAATTGGTTTTTATGCTAGTAATGGCAATATTTACTTATATTTCAATAATTATATTTTTAATTTACTATTAATCACTAAAAAATAAAAAAATGACTACAAAAGAAAATTTAAAATTGCAAATTGAATGGTTTAATTACTTTGCGGACTTTATCAAAACATATGATATAAATTTATATAATGACTCATGCGCTCATGCTGACAATATCGAAAGGCAAATTTTAGAAAATGAATTTATACAGTTTCCTGAGTTGGATGAGTTTATAAGTTGCCGAGAATGTACAGAAGAAGCCAAAGAAGACTCATATTTCTGTAGTGACTCATGCGCTGAAGACTATAAAAATAACTTAAGATTTGAGAGAGAGAGAGACGAAAACTAAAATAATAATAAAAAACTATAAAAAAATGAACGTAAAAATAAAAAATTATAAAGAGGTTAAAAATTTACTTAGTAAAGGTATGACAAACAGTAAAACGTCAAAAAATAATTTAGAAACTTATATTTTGTATTTAGCACCACATAAACAAAACAGTAAAAAAATAAACCTTTGCCCGAAAGCCTCGAAAGGTTGTGCGGTTGCTTGTTTATATTCAGCAGGTAGAGGTAGGTTTTCAAATGTAAAAAACAGCCGAATAAATAAAGCGGAATACTATATAAGCGACAAAATTAAATTTATTAATCAGTTAAGTAATGAATTAATAAAAATTGCTAATAGATCATTAAAGCAAAATAAAAAAATAGCAATTAGATTAAATGGCACTAGTGATTTAGACTTTATCGCGTTAATAAAAAAATATAACAATTTAGATTTGCTAAATGGTCAGCAGTTTAAAAACTTAGTTTTTTATGACTATACGGCAATTTTAGGCAAAATAAAAAAGTATATTAATACTAATTATAAATTAACTTTAAGTAGAAAGGAAGATAACGAAAGCGAAATTTTACAGGCTTTAAAAATTGGCGGTAATGTTGCAGCCGTTTTTAGAGATGATTTGCCAAAAAAATACAAAGGTTACAACGTTATTAATGGCGATACTAGCGACCTAGAAATGATATATAATACAAATGTTATTTTAGGGCTAAGGGCTAAAGGTGAGGCAAAGAAAGATAAAACAGGCTTTGTATTAAATTCTTATAACTTAAATTAATAATTAAAAAATATATATATTATGCCATCTGAATTGCCAAAATCAAATTTTTCTAACACTTTCTTAAGTATCCTGTTTATACTTTCGTTACTCTTTGGATCATGCTAAAACAATAACACAAAATTAATAATTAAACTATAAAACAAACATGGAAACAATAACAACAGACAAAGCAAAAGAATTAATTAATCAATCTAATGGGCGTATATTTTCAGCAACTTATATTAAAAAAGATCTAACTGAAAGAATTATGAACTGTAGAATTGGCAAACGATACAAAAGTAAAACAGGTAAAAAAGCGCCTTATGATCCTGAAAAATACAACTTAAAAAAAGTTTATGACATGAAAGTAAAAGACTTTAGAATTATAAACCTAAACACTTTAATAACTTTATCTATTAATAAAACTAAATACATAATAAAATGACAAAAGATATAAATTTTTATAGAGAATGTTTAAAAAGAGAATTAAAAAAACCATTCAACAAACAAGATTTCATGTACATGAGACATTTAGATGAAATTATAAACAAACTAAAAACAGATAAAAAATAATTAATTATGAAAAATCAAGAAGAAAAAAAAGAATCTTTCTACTGTGAAGAATGCTTTGAAGAAGAAATAGAAGAATATATAGAAAAATATGATGGAACGATTGTATGTTATTGTTGCGATAGCAAAAGATTAATAAAAGAATAATTAAACTAACACACAAAGCAATTAAGCCACTTTAAACGGTGGTTTTTTTGTGTTTAATATCTATATACTATACTACACATTTAAAGCCTTAAAACGTTTAATTATTCTTACTACTTTTTAATGATTTGTTTTTAAATAGTGTATTGTTATTGTTGTATTGCTGAATTTTTTTCTTTACTTATGCAACTTTGCACCAAAAAAAAAGAATATTTGCAACAATTTTACAAACTTTAAACCAGTTTTTAATTAATGTTGATATAAAAAAGAGGTGTTTTTGAATTCCGTAAACGTAAACCGATATATGCTTATTGCCACCTAAACGCACACACACAAAACCAAAGTTCAATTTTATAAAAGGTATGTTTTAGATAAACATCTATGTTGGGAGTTGGTATATACTTTGCGATATGAGCAATGATGTTTACTATAGGATGTGGCGAGTATAAGAGGTTACTATAAGTGATATACTCTTATAAGAGGCACGAAGTTAGTGTTTTAAAAATAAAGTTTTGCATAATTATTATACAATTTGGGAAAATGTTAACAAACTGATGTTCAATTTTATATAATAATTGTTAATGTGTATTAAAACTATTTTTGTATTTTGGCAAAATGAGTGAAGAAAAGAAGTTAGGTGGTGAGGCAATGAAAAAGAGAGGACACTCTATTGGCAAGATAGATGAGAACTATAATAAGACTGATAAGGTTTTGTTACCTAAAAGTAATGAGGTTAGAAG